ACCTGGGCTGCACCGACGATAATATTATTACTATTACCTAGAGCCATTTATTTCACCTCTTTTTTTTCTATAGAATAAAAAGGCGTGTTTCCTCAGTATAAGTATACAGCCTTTTATTAAATTATTAACTTGGTTGCTGCCTTGGGTTCTGGCTGCCAATCTTGATTTGTAAGGTCTTTGGATTGATGGTAGTCATAATCTATAATAATCTTATTTCCCCCGTATGTACGTGCGGTGCCAAAATCTATAATATCCCTAGTCTCTTCTAACTGATATATTTTAAAATCATGAAAATAAAATTGATTGTCAAATACAGTATTGTTGTCAATTCTAATTTGCCTGTTCATTGCCCAGTTGTTTATTTCACGAGCAGACTCGTCTCCTCTATCTAATAGCCTTAGCACTGTTTCTTGTATATGAATCATAGTCTCTATTGGGTTTGACCCCTGTGCATAAAAATAATACATAACCTGTTCACACTTTATATGTGGAAATGCAGATCTTCTCATTTTTATTAATCTATCCCATGTTGCTGCTGCCCCTATTGTGCTGCTGTTAAAGTATTCAGTTAAATCATTTATTGTTGATGGAGTAGAAGGAAAAAATGGAAAATTTCCAAGCCCAGATAGTTCTGGAATTTTTTCTTCAAGATATTTGTTTATCCAAAGCACTGGTGTATTAATTGATGATGCATTTGGGCCATATAATTCTGCATAAGTCATTATTTAACCGCCTTTATATTAGCAATCCAACGATATCCTGTTTCGATACCCTTGCCTCTGCCAAGTTTAGCACCTGATTTAAGATTCTTTTTATATGCAACTGGATTTTCAAAATCTTTTAGCATACCGCTTTTACGTAAAAATGTTTGCTTAAAATATCTACTAAAGAATGAATCAAATACCTTTTCAAAGCCACGCTCTGTTGCGCCACCAGGATTATTAACTACAACGGGTTGTCTAGTAAATACCTCTTCTCCATCTACCTCAAATCTTAAAGCCTGTGCATTTTTTGGTTTAATAATAACTGGCTGACCCTGTTCCATAATAATTGCTTTATTGTAAAAGGGTTCTCTAGATCCATCTTTAACAGATGAAGATTGCCTAAATGAAGATCTAAAAGAAAGACCAAGGCCACTCAATGTATAGTCTATATCAAATAATCTTGCATCTGGACTTCCAACCTGATACCATTCATAAACATGATGCAAAGTTTGTGGGCTAACTCTGGCGCTTGAATCAATATATTGTTTAAGCAATTCAATAGTATCTCTTCCTAGGTTATCAAGAAATACTTTCTTTCCCTTTTGAACTCCATCAAGAAAGCCTGTAGAATAATTAATAATGTTATTCATTTCTTTTCTGAATAAATTGCTATCTAGTTTTACGGCTATCATATATCACTTGCCTGATTTTCTGACCTACGTATAACAACATTATAATATTCAACATTTCCAAATGGTCCAACAAATGGGTCCTGAGTTGCTATTTCAAATATGGTTGATTTACCAGCACGTGGACCAACCGTTTCTAAATAAACCTCATTACAATTTTTATCTTTAATGTTTGTAATAATAACGTTTGTAATTGAATTATTGGCTTCTTCGCTAGACACCCTAATATCAGTTCTGACACGACCTAATAATATCTTTTCTTGTGTTATGTTTACGTTTGGAGTTACTTCTTCTTTAAAAGCAGATCCTGCTGGAGAAAAAGAACAAGCAATAGTTCTATCTAAAACCCAAGTCTTTTTGATGTTGCCATACGGCCCTTGTTCAACAATTGGATGATATACATCTGCTTGCATAGGAAATGCGAAGTCTGTAGTTTCGCATATAGCCATTACAGTACTCCAACGAACTCAATCGGTTTGCGGTACTTATCAAGGATTTTATCTACAATCAAATTGCCAGTACCTTCAAATACTGCCTTATCAAATTGAACTCTAAACTGATCTGTATTATATGAATTAATATAACGCTTATAGTAATCTAATTTACCACAATCAATATCATGAATTAATAATTCTGCTGCCCTCTTGATATCTGCAGGGACTTTGTGATATCCAACCTCTAATGTAATTCTATAATCCCATCCCTTGGGAAATCCTCGTGCAGAATAATCTAGTTCTGCAATATCTGTTGGTGAAGCGGGTAGCAAAATACGAGCAGACTCATCTCTATTAATTGCATCGCTATATGTCATTGTAATAGCAGATTTGTCTGCAATAATTTCAAATTCGCTAACAGAATTTTCTAAATCACTTGCATCATAAAGTAGTACATTATTTTCATAAACCTTAATAACGTCTAGTGCATCTACCCATATTGGTAAATAATCTACCCCAAGACCTGTTGTTTCAATTATTCTCTTTTTAAAATAAAAATCTACATCGCAAACAGAGTCAATGATTGCTCTGGCTAATTCTTCATTTGCTGCGTATGCTGCAATTTCGCTTGCAGTTGTTCCATGCTCGTTTGGATCTACATATGGTCTTACTACATCAATATATGTATCAGATCCATCTACAGTTATTTTATATTCTGTATCATATTCAGATGATAAAGGTATTTCTACCTTGCTTTCAGAACTTGATACTATTGTTCCAGTTGATTCAGAGAGATCCGCCATATCTACAATAACGTAGTCGTATTCAGTAGATGCTTCAGAAACATCTAGTGTTACGGATAAATCATATGGCGGAACTCTAAGAATTTGCATTTAGCGACCAAACTCCCTGGCTACCTCTTCTGGTGTAGCGATTCGTATGTGATCACGAGTCTTCCATTGCTCTGCTTGTTCTGCAGTAACAATATTATATCCTCTGCTAACCTTACCAACTCCATTCCAACTTACATTTTTAGTTGAATATACGGCAACTGTATTTTCCTTCTTTTTCTTTGAAGGAGCAGCAGTTTTCTTGGCCACTCTTGGAGTTTCTGCAACACCAATTACTCCATTTACAATAGAGCCTACAGCCTGAACTGTGTCAGACGAAGACTTGCTAAAATCAGATGTAGTAATTGCATCGACTGGCTCTGCAGCCTCAGATATTACAGCCTCAATATTATTTTCTGCAGCAACTTCTTCCACCTTAGTTTCAGGCATAGGAGCCTCAACAACTGGCTCTTCAGCCCATGGTGCTTCTACAGTAACTTCTGGAGCAATAAAATCTTCTGCTGGCATTTCATTATTAAAAGTATTTTCTTCCATTATTTAACCTCCTATGTGAACTATTATAACAGAATACTAAAGATAAGAGGGGGAGGAGATTAACCCCTTCCCCCTCTCAAAGGTACTAATTCAGATTATGAATCTGAAGCAGCATCAGCGTATGCAATAGCGTCTTCTTCTTCCCATTGAATACCGAAGCGGACGAATACAGTGTATTCAATTGTGTCCTTCTTCGCTACGTATTCACGGTTTACAACGATATCACGCTGGAAGCCCCATACACGGTTCTGAGGGAATGTCAAATCGACAAATCCATCTGGATAGTAAGGAACTTCTTGTACATCGATACCTAGAACACGTGTTGTACGTGCTCCACCGAATGTCTGTGCTCCACCATCAAGGTATGCTTGACGGTTTGCAGAGGTACCAGAAACACGGCCACTGAATGCTTCAGCAACTGCATCAGCAAGTGTTCCGTTATTCTTTACGATACCTGCGAAGGCATCTGTACCTGCGTAGAACTTAAGGTTGTTCTTGATTGCACGATACTTACGTGGCATTGCAAGGATAATATCCTGCATTACCTCTGGAGTCCATGCATTATCAGCAACAGTAACGACTGCTTCATGAGAGTTGCCTGCTGTTTCCTTCTTTACGAAGCCGTCCATGATGGACAAGAATGGTGCAGTTGTACCGTCACCATTGATCGCAAGATCTTCAATATCGTTAGCGAATGCATTTGTCATCAAGCGTACGAGATGATCTTCTAATGCAGCCCCCTCGACATTGTCTTCTAGTGCTTCTGCAGATACTTCCCAATCAAGACGTAGTTTCTTGGTTGTAAGTTCTACCTTAGAGAAGGTAGCGCCAGTGTTTGTGTAGTCACCGAGTGCTTGTGAAGCAGCACGGATAACACGCTCACCAACGTTAACTTTCTCAAGTTCCATAGTGTTTGCTCTCATCGTCACACGACGACCATCTTGGGCGAGAACGGTAGCATCCCAAACGTAGTCAATAAAACGACGTGCCTGTTCAGGGCGTAGGATTCCGCTTGCAGCATCACCCGAAGGATTTACGGCATTTGGACCAGATGTAACACCAAAGTTCGCATTAGGGATGTTTCCAAGTGTATCTGCACCTGGATCTGTAACACCACCAATACCACCTGAAGCGAAAGCGCCTTGTCCCTGGTATAGACCAGGTGCGGTTCCGCCTAGTTCGCCAGATTCTCCTGGCTGGTTTTTCTTAATCTCTTCCGACATATTGTCACCTCCTAAGTGATTACTTAATTAAATAAGTCGGCTGTTTTGAGGAAACGTCCGCCCCATAGGGATTTTTCAACCATTTCTGGTTGCTCCTGCACGATCTCGCCTAGATCGCCAGACTTTCGGAATGCTGTATCTGCTTCTACTGCGTCAACACGCTTTCCAAACTTATTAACTTGTTCTGTTGTAGCAGCAATGTCTTTGGCGACTGCTTCAAGAGAACTTTTTACTGCGTCTGTATCAACCTTTGAAGACTTAAGCATTTCTACTTCTGCCTGCAAAGACTTAACAGTTTCAACTAGATCGCTAAAGGCTGATGTAATTGTGTTCTTGATTTCAGCAACTGCGTCAACAATTGCTTCATCTGACTTAGATACTTCTGTAGTAACTTCTACTGCAGGAGCCTCAACAGTTTCTTCTGCCTTGGCAACTTCTTCTGCTGCTGGAGTCTCATCAGACTTTTCAGCAACTTCTTCTGCAACAGGAGCCTCAACTACGGCATCTGCCTCTGGAGCGATTTCTTCTGACTTTGTAACTTCTGTTGTTTCTTCAACAACTGCTGTTTCTTCTGTCATAGGATTTACCTCCTTCGTTATCTTAGAAGTATTAATGCCTTTAGCACTATCTACTAAGAATTTGACTATATCCATTTTTTCGTTGTCTTCTTTTTCAACGAAACCTATATTTTTCATTTCATTTCCAGTAACTGGACTTGCAACTGTTTCTTGATCTGAAACCATTACGATTCCAGATTCTGCATCATAAAAAACATTTTCTAATTCGACATCTTGTCCTTTTACGACAACATTGCCATCTACCTTTTCTACTTGCATAATATTTGCAAATTGATTTGCTGGGGAATCTACAAGACTCAACTCAACAAGATCATAATCTTTAATAATTCTAATTGTGGAATCTGATTTCTCATCATATCCGTCATCCCACTTATTCATTCTACCGCCAATAGAAAATCCTGTGTATGTGCCATCCAAAACTTTTTCCCATGCATCTTGTGCACCCTTTGAAACATATGCTGAAACAAAAACGCCATTATAAAACTTTTTAGTTTCTGTATCAAAATAACGATCTTGTTTAAAAGAAACCATTTTGCCTACAGCAGATGGCTGGTGCATTTCACGAATATTTCCACGGAAAGCAGAAAAGGCTTTCATTGAAGCCTCTGCTGTTACTATATCTCCCTGCTTGTCAACGTTATCAAGTGACGCAAAACCTGAGACGATACGTCTCTCCTTATCAACCTTCGCAAATGGAAGGGAAAGCCTTACTGATTCGCCATCGGTATCCCAATGGGCCTTAGATATAGTCATACTAGTATATATTATAGAGCCTTTTTTACACAAATGTTAATAAACTGTGAATAAACTTGTGGATAACTATGGAGTAGATCTACCCTCGCCCTTTGGGTTTCTTCCACTAATTGTGGCTGCCCCATCGGACTGATTATTCGTTCGTTCTCCGTCCCTTGCCCTCTCTACATCTGGCTTAGGCTGGAAAGGCTCATCTCCCCCCTCCCTTTGTGGAAGACCCAAGATTGATCTAGCCTCATTTGGAAGCATTACTTGAGTCTTAACATATCTTTCCAAAATTTGAGATTGTGCTATTTCATCGGTCAGGGTGAGTTCTTTAAACTTTAAAACAAGTACATCTGTTTTTTCTTTAACAATCTTATTTAATATTTTTTCTAATTCTTTTTGGGCTGGACGTGCTACCTGCTCTTTAAAGGTGCGATCTTGGGCCAATGCTGCTGCAATAGCCCCAGAATCTCCTCCACCTATCTTTGACAACGGAACTTGATGTGCTATTAAAATATCATCTCTATTTTGCTTACGATACTTTTCAAAGGATCCCTCTTGTACTCCATTTTCAATTGGCTCCATCTTAAAGTCAACTTTGTTTGTATCGCTATCTCCTGGAAGAGGAATATATAGAGTTCTATGAGATTGTCCTTTGAGTCCCGTTTGCAAAAATCTAAACATCTTATCTTCGGCATCTGCAGAAAGTCGTGCACCCTTTAGTGTCACAACATAACGAGGGACAGCCTTATTGCTAAAGTAGTCAATATTATATTGTGACGCTAACTGGTCTCCATGGAGCGAGTTTATTGCCGACATTATATCTGGAACACCATAAAAAGTATTTAAAGGCGAATACTGTTTAAAGTGTATGATTTCATTAGGTCTTGGATCAGAGGTAACTGGATTAGCATTCTTTGCTCCAAAATTTCTAAAATAAACAACCTTTTGTCCTATAATTTGAACATATCCATCACGTAGTCTACGAACACGCATTGTAGTTGCTGGTATATGTCCAATATATCCTATCTCACCACGAGTAGTTCTTCCTATTTCAAGATATCCATTTCCAACTGCCTGAACATCTGTATAAACCTTCATCATTGTTGTTGTAAAAGAATCATCATCATTTAATGATTCTATCCACTCGTGCATTTCAATTTTTGCACGTTCAATTCTATTCCTTGCTCTTTCTACCTGCCCAGAATCTTTATTAGATTCTAAACGAAGCATTGTACTTGGAGAAACTTCAAAGTCATACCCTAGGCCAACAATGTTTTCTACCTTTGCATCAATTGCAGCATGATTAGCAAAAGATGTATCATAATAATTTGCAAGTTCGTAAACATTCCATGGTGGAGTAATTACATCAAATAATCCATACCCGTTACGATATACGGTTCCTGGATTAATTTCTTTTGACTTTGCATCACCAATACCGTGCTGCTCTGCCCTAGCACTATCAAGATATCCCTGAGTAGGATCATTAGGCATTGCCTTTTCTACTAACCTAGATGTGCGTCTTTTAAAATTATTGTCCATTCCAGAATATGATTTTAGTTCTGACCATGGTTTGTTAAATGGATCTTCGTTTTTAAATTGATCTAATGGATTAAAAAGATCATCTATTCTAGCACCTATAGTAAACTCTTGACTATCTGACATTAGTCTTCAACTCCATATTTTTTAATTGTTTGCTGTGCTGCATGTACGGCTCCAAGATCATTCATATTTGGAATAAGTCCTTCTGCCATTCTTTGTTTTTGCTCTGCATACTCTTCATCACTTACTCTGTTAAGCCCTGCAAAAAATACAGCCTCTCCATCTGGCTCGCCATAATGGGCTGCCACTTTCTTTAATTCTGCTATTTTTGATATATCGCCCTTCATGGAAGGTATATTTAATACGTTGCCCTGGCCGTCTGTAAACCACTTTCCATTTTGTTTTTTCCAGACATATATGCCCCAGTCGTACATCTTATCGATGACTTTAATCTTTGACTTACCAATTTGGTTAGGATTTTTCTTTTTCATTACCAATAGTATACCATATTATACTGGGTCTGATATTTGTGATTGCCATAGCAGGTCTTTAAATACTGAGTATTCGTACTCCTGAATACTAAAAACACGGTCATCATCAATAATTATTTTATTTGTTCCTGTATAGGCCTTATAAAGATCAGACGGATTTACTCCATAATAACTAACTGACGACTGAACCAGTACCCCTTGCCATAAATAATATTGATTCCAGTATTCCCAATCAAACAGTCCTTCTAGGGCAAACTTTACCCTTGCCCATGGTCTTTTCGTTACAGACTGAATTGCCTGAAGATTTGTAGTCTGATAATAAGATAGGCTATTAAAAATAATAGGACCATTTATCATAATAGATCCAGCGTATGACTTAAAGTTTAAAATACTTGGGAAGCCTATGCCTAGCATCGCCCATTCATTAATATTTAATATAGGCTCCTTAACAATTTGTCCATTTAGATAAAATACAATACCATCATATAATGCACCAGTGTTTCCATCTATTGCATATATTTTTGCCCTTTTGCCAGTTGGATGATTTGCTACCATATAAAATTTAATAACTTTATTTTTTGCATTTATTTGCATAACCTTTGTTGGTGCATATGGGAAAAAGTCTCCATTAAATCTAATCAAAGATTGCATTGCCATAACTTCGTAATTCTGTGTTTTGCTTGAATTAACTGGTATGGCTACTCCACGATTAATAAGTGGATCATAGTCTCCCCGCATTTCTAGCCCTGAGTATCTTGTCAGATATAAGTAAGGTGATGACCCCTTGTATATGGTGAAAGGATTTTTTGCTTTATAATTATAATAATATCCATTGTTAACATATGGATAAACATTAGTACCAAATCTGGTACCAACATTGTTTGCTGTGTTGTAATTAAATGCTTGAGATGCTAACTGTAGATTTTTGATCTTTACTGGCTGATATTTAATTCCATCTACCTCAAACTCTAAATGCACGACTATGGCAAGATCATTAAAGTCAGCACCCTTAGGTGGATAAATAATTATATTGTCTACAACTTCATATTTTGTATTTATCCATTCGTCCCCTGGAGAAATTACGCCATTTTTGGGAACATATTGTGTGTTTGCAAAAAATCCATTAGTTGCATTTGCCCCAGTTTCTAAATATTCAAAAGTAATATATGTTTTTAGAATTGCATCTGAGGTATCATAAGAATAAGTTTTAATAGATTTTTCTGCTAAGTCTTGATAATCAACATATCCAGTATAAAGATAATTGTCTAATGCTTCATAGGTTCTTTGAACTGGATAAGAATATTCTGCTGCAAGTTCGGAATAAAGCCATCCATCTTCACTGATAGATTCTGTTTCTTTAAATTTTGTTGGTGCTGGATAATTTATATTAAACTGTATAAAGTCTAGACCAAACTTACTGTCTCCATACTCGTCAGTTATATACTGCCCAAAATATGACAATGGAATGTAGTCTTTCCAAGATCCTCGAATATCAACATCTAAATAAAAACTGTCAAAATAATTTTTAGGAGTTATTCCACAACTTGGGTTATGACCTGAAAGTTGGCTTGTTAAAAATGCGGAATGAGATCCTCCGTCAAGAACATATTGCCAAAACTCTTGATCTGCGTCTCCGCCATCATAATCAATTGTTGGGCCATACAAATTAAATATATTTTCATAATCTTTTGGCACTCCAAATAAATTGAAAAGATTTGAAATGTCTTTTACATTTTTTTCAGAAGAAAGGCCTATTTTATATATATTACCAGTAAATGTTTTTGTAAATTCTTTTGTTCCACCAACATACATAGAAAGATTAGGGTTTGTAAAAAATGAAGTTACATCATTTCCAAAGTAATCTCTGAAGACATCTATTTCAACACCTACGGCAAAAATTTCATCATCTGGAATAGACAAGGCCTCATATATAATAATTGGACTTTCTTCTCCATATTTAAGAATATAATGAATGTCATTTCCAACAATTTCTATAGAAAAGTAATTAGATGATTGATCCTCTAGCCTTATGAGCACTTCTGTACCTAGATATACTGATGATTTTTTAAATAACCCATAAAAAGCATGAGGAACTTGTCCGTCTATAGCAAAATTATTAAAATATAAATACGAATTAACATTATCCCAATCTCCAGAAGGCCTAAGATCTAAGAACAATGATTCTTCATTTTGAATTACTGCACAGTCTGTAAATAGATCAGATTGTGTTTTAGTAACATCATCTATAAATATTTCTGGAGTAGAAAATGCTGGAGACTTTAGGTAGTTATCTTCAACAACAACATTGTCTAATGATGCTTGACTCCATGAACCTAAATCTGGATAGTTATAATTTTTTGTATAATCTGCAAAAGCATAATCAAACAATACTGTGCTTCCACCATAAGATGAGTTTAGGTTCTCTGGATACTGAACGCCTTGACCATATACAAACCTTCTTTTTGCAACCAAGGACGGGACAAGGTATGGATAAATTGCCACACAGTCTAACTCTACTGGCTGAATATCTGTATAAGCATAAAAGCCTATCCAGTCTTGATCTTTATCAAGTTCATTTAATTTTTCTGGCAAGGACAAGGCCGAACTATCTAAAATTAAATTTATAATCTCTTCTCCATTTAAAAGCACTGTAGATAAGTTTGTGGAATACCTCCAATGAATTAGCATTGGCCTTTCCCATTGCCCTACATAATAAGAAGAATATTCGTTGTTAATTTTTAATATTAAAAATGGTCCGTCTAGATAAATACCGTCTGTAGACCCAATTGGCCCAACTAATCTTTTTGATACTGAGGAAGAATTATTTGTTCTTAACCAAAACTCTAAAGTAAATTCTTGATATCTTCCGCCATTAGACAACATGCCATTAGAGGGCACTATTACGCTTGGCTTGTTTTCGTTGTCGTATAACTTAGTTACATTCTGAGATCCAAAAACCATTGGAACTCCAAAATTTTTAGCGGTCAAAGAATTATCTTTTATTAGATAATATCCAAAATCTTCAGATAATCCATATGCTGACGCTTGCACAACATCTGAACTTTCTAATGCAATATTAGATGGAATGGTTATTGGCGTAACGCCTAGAGAACTTGATTGAAATTCTTCTGCCCATTGACCTATGGTTACTCCGTTAATATAAAATATATAATCTGATAATTCTTCTGATGTACCCAAGTAATTTATTTTAATAATCAGTCTTATTATAGAGTTTTCAAATTGAGGTCTAAAAGTTTCTGAAAGAAAATACCATCTATCCTTTAATGATGCGTCATATGTCTTTAAAACATCAACATATGTTTCTAGAGCATCATCATAATATCTATATCCAATATCAATACTTAAGGCATATGGGCTTGCAGTATAAAAATAGGATCCTATAGAAAATGTTTTAAGAATTTGATTTAAATTATCTACATTGATTATTTCTGGACTTACCAGAGTCATAGAAAATGTTTCTGATAATACTGCTGTTGGCGTAACCTTGTTAATTATACTGTCTGGAAAAGGTGCATCTAAAAGTTCTTCTGTTTCAATAGATGATCCATTATCTATTGACCATAAAGACATGTCTCTGTTTGATTCAGATATTAATGATACATAATCAGCCTGATCATCTAGTGCCCACAAAAACTGCGGATGTTCCGCATATATTTTTTCAGCATATAGATTAGAAGGACTAGACATTATGGGTATATTTTATCATACCAGCCGTGTTATCCATCTTGGAGACGTATATCTTATGCCATTTGTAATTGGCTTTACTCCATGGACAAAGTCTGGTGTATCTGGAAAACAAACTAAATCTCCTATGCCTGGTTTAATAGAAATTCCAAGTTCTGGGAAATAAATGTCTCCTCCATCATAGTTGTCATTAATATAAATTAACGTTGCTATATCGTTTGGTTTTGTTGAATCAAAATGCTCATGCATTCCGTATCCCTCTGTAAATTTGGCAATATGTGTTTTTGAATTGTCATATTGAGCAAATTCTCCGTTATAATTTTCAGAAACAAAATTCCAAACATTTTTCCCATATTCATTTAAAATATTTTTAATATCTTCATCTGTAAAACTAGCATGAAAAGTAAACTCTTTTTCGTTATTCCCGTATTCTGTAAATAAAGAATCATTATCTTTTGCATATAAATAAACGTTTACAGCATCTGTTGCATTCATAAAATTTGGAATATGTTTAACAAGATTATTCATGAAATCCTTTTATTTCCCAATCGTCCCAGTTAACTTCTTCATATGTGGTTCTGTTTTCCATCCAAAGTTGTCCCTTTTTACCCATCCAGGCTTCAGAAATAAACATGTTGCCAGAAAGTATGTCTGAAATTCCACGAGAATTTAATTCTAATTCTTCAAAGAAAACTAAATCTCCTGGATTTGTTTTAATTGTTTTTTCTAAATAAGGGAATGTTATTTCTCCTCCAGAGTCTGCGTTTTGCCAAACAATGATTGACCCATACGTGCCCTTCGGCTTTGAATCTTCATTATGATGAACTGGAGAATTAGCGCCCTCCTTATACCTTAGTATGTAGTGCTTAGAAAACATTGGAGGATGATATTCTTCTTCATTTAAATCTTGTACAATTTTATAAAATCCTTTTGAATATTTTGAAAAAATTTCAAGGATATGATCTGGCATTTCTCCTCTTGTGTGAATATCAAAATGATTATTTTCTATGCTAAATAATTTATCATGTAGTGGATCATGATCTTCCTTAGTGTTAAATTTAATAGTTTTTATATATTCTTGTATTACTTTAACATCTTCTTCGCTAATAAAATTTTCTACAATATTCATAATTATCCTATCTTTATTTCACAAGAATCAGTTGTACAATACATCTCTCCCTGTGCCTCCAAATTCTCGGCGCCATCATAAATAGCAGACCAATCGATCTTTTTAATCTGGCCGATATAACTATTATACTCTTCTTCAGTAATCTGAGTATATGGCTGCTGTGGATAGACAGTATTGCCCATTGGTAAAAATGAAACAGCCTTTAGTTGTCCTTCGTACATGTGGAGCGCAGGCGCAACATGCTTTGCTTCAGTTTCTTTGTCAAATGAAAGCGTTACAGAAACGCCATTATCAGACCAATATTTCTGAGCAGTAGCAGCAAGCGCAATCTTTTCAAATAAGGTAACATCTTTTTCAGATCTTGGATGTCCAGAATGCACTGGGAAATATACGACAGTTGTATTCGCAGATACAAGATCATCTTCTATCTTATATCCAGCAGCCTTAAATAAATGAATCATTGGGTCAGTATTTCCAAATCTAATTGCTCTTAAGAAATAATCTCCGCCTGGTGCCCAGTGAACTCCTGGCGTTGCGCCAGAAAGAATTGATACAGACCCTGATGGCTTAACAGTTGTGACTCTAATGGATTCACGAACACATAACCATTCTGAGTATGAATGATCATATTTACGGATAGTCTTGTATCCTTCGTCCATCCATTCTCTCACAACAGGCAAGCCAAATTTGTCTGAGAATGAAGCAATACCTGTAAGAGATGTTCCGATACGACGATTACGCTGCATGATTCCATTTGTCTGTTGCCAGTGTGTAGGAATTAGCGTTACCGTCTTGCCATACAAATATGCAAACTTTAATGTACGTAAAAAGTCTTCTTTAGACTCATGACGATTTAAGTGCACTTCAACCAAAGTACACAATTCGTATGACTCCAATGGTTGCTCTGCACATGGATTAAAGCCCATGACACGATAATCTTTACCATCCTTTGGATCAGCCAAACGACCATAGTTTCTAGCCACATCAAGCCAAATGAATCCTGGCTCTCCATTGTTTACTATTAGGTCTACATAGTCTTCATACTTTGTACCTACCGTCGCAGAAATGGAGTTATTAGACATCCATGCCCACCCTGGATTTTCTGGATCAAAAGAATTACGCTCAGGAAAAACTTCAGCATTTTTTAAATTCATAAAATCTTTGTCTTCTGCTCCGCCTAAAGCCAGGGTAGCAGATCGTCTAACATTTCCTGACACTACGCAGGTACCAATAAGGTTTACGATATCTACGATTGCTCTTGAGTCTAGTGTTTCTCCAGCCCTACCGCCTATTACAGACCTAATCTGCTTATGTAGTTGTATAAGTGGTGCAGGACCGCTTGCAGTGCCTCCAAAGCCCTTTATAGGGGCGCCTAGGGGCCTAATAAGATCATAATTAAACTCTTGAATATACATGTTGGGCTTTAAAAATGAATTAATTAATAATCTAACAGATTCAACCCAACCTTCACGGGTATCTGGTATTTCATATATTTGTGCTGGCTCCGTAGGGTCATAAATAGGTAAATTTTTCTCCCCGCCCAAAGTATCAAAGCCTACGCCCACGCCCATCATAAGGGCATCCATTACCCAGCCAAATAGTTGTCCTGGATCATTTCTGTCTATGTCTTTTGTAGAAACCATGGCACAATTTTGTAGTGCTGCAGAATTTTTCTTTTCCATTGTCAGAGCAGTGCCAAAAGACCACAATCCTCTTCCTGGTGGTGTCCATTTTAAATTAAACAAACGATCATATGCTTCTTTTGCTGATGATTGAGCCTTATAATCATTCCACGGTAGCCTGTTTTCTTTTGCATGATTCTTTTGTGCTGAATACATGCCCTCGATTACACGACGACAAACCTCATACCATCTTTCTTTAGTTCCATCTTCTTTCATACGAGAGTAGGTACGAATAAATGTAATCTCTCCCAATGAATTGCCACCTGCGTCTGAAAAACCGAATGGCGCCTCTTTTGTTTTATACTCATTTACGAATTCTTCAGACAAACGAAAACTAAAAAAATCTGACATCGATTTGCTCCTTTAAAAACTGTTATTGTTTAAGTATACCAGAGTTTTTAGTTTTGCAAAACTCTAATGTTATTCTTTAAGTTTATACTTAATTAAAACTCATTCTAGATGAATGCTTTTGGGGAAAACATCTCAAACATATAATTTGTTTAGCACCTGTAATTGGACATTCTTTTGTTTCTTTTTTATGCCCCAAAACAAAGCACAAAAATTTTTTCATAAATCAATCCATAAACTATCAAACGTATAGTGAGATGTTGGAATAATATCGTAGGCAATAGTAATTCTTGGCTTATCTTGATACCAATCATCTCTTCCGTGGGGATGTCCAGTTTCAGAAACTATTGCTCGATTATTTTTATTATGATTTTCAAAATCAATTTCGTTATTTATTTTATAGTATGTTATTGATGGCTCTGCATTTACACAATAATAACCATGATAAACTGGGGCGCCTTCTCCGCCCATATGATCGTGATAAAATTTATCATTTTTTAGTGGGTTGACTCCAGAAGAACCATCCATAGTTTTTGGATCATAGTTATACCAACCATGTATCATATATTTCATTGATTCATAATCGTGACCATAATACTCGCATGCTTCTTTTACCGCATCTCTTAATGCATTTTGTAAATTTTTTATAAATTTATTTTCAAAATTAAAAATATTATAGTGCATGCCTAGTTGAGTTGGTGCACCATTGTATTTATTAAATTTTGACAAAATTTCAGAATCAATTTCTACCAATTTTCCAGAAATCAATAAATCTAGTTGATCTTCTAAATAATTATAAAGTTCATCTAAATTATTGTCTAAATATCTTTCAAAAAATTTATGAGGTGGTTTCATTGCTATCATGCCAGTGGTATCCAATGCTGTTCTTGATCTTTGGCATGCATTAACAAATCTCTCAATGGGATAATGTCGTATGCAATAGTAATTCTTGGACCATCCCAATCCCAGTCAGCCTGTGCATGGGGATGTCCCATTTCTGAAAGAATTGCACGATTATTTATATTATGATTTTCTATATCTTTATCAAATACTTTATAATAAGTTATAGATGGTTCTGCTTTTACACAATAATACCCATGAAAATTAGGAGCGCCGTGGGGGCCATGATCATGCCAATCTAACTTTCCCCTTTTTGAATAATTAATATTAAACCATCCTTGTATCATATATTTTTGTTTTTCAAAATCTAAATTATAATAATCACAGGCTTCAACAGTCATTTCTCGTACAGATTTGAATAAATCATATATTCCAACTGAATGAAATTGAAAAACATTATACTGTCTCCATTTCATAGTAGAAACGCTATTTGAAGACTTCCATAGTTCATCTTCGCCCACAGGAGTAACTCCAATTAATTTTGCCTGTTCTATTTTTTCATATCTATCATGTAGTTCAGATGACAAAATATTTAAATTATTGTTCAAAGTTCTTTCAAAAAATTTATGAGGTTTGGTAGATTTACTAACGCTTTTGGGTATATTGTTATAATCCATAATTCTCCTATCTTTATTAAGTATACCACAAAAAAGAAAAAGCCCCCTGCTATAGGGGGCTATTTTCCTATTTATTAATTGTTATAGTATTCGGCGCCATCGTGGGTTAGGGCATTTTCTGTAAAGAAAATATCATATGGTTCGCAGTTAATATTAATAACATTATTTTGATATTCTATTACTTCTAATGTAGTAATTTCATTCCACTGCCCTTGAGACCAAACGAAATCTGTTTCTACAATGTCAGAAACTTTTTTCATAGAAACATCATTATCTGTTTTTACTAAAACAAGGTGGCTAGGAGAGAAAGAATCTCCATTAATTATATGAAGAGTCTCAGATGTATGAGTTTTGATTCTATTTACAGTTGTTGAAACAGTATTTAAATCTGAAATATCTTCGGATGTAGACCATGCAGCAAGACTTTCTGTTGTAAATACATCACCAAGTCCTGGAAGAATCACAGACATTAGTTCATCTCCTAAAACAATATCTTGTGCCTCTTTTAAGGTTCCATCAGCCATTCTTACTTTTGTATGTGGAGACAATGAATAAATTCTTGGTCCAAAGAGTGGAGCGAATGGTGAGAAACCAAATGGTGAAAAACCAAATGGTGAGAAACTGAATGGTGAGAAACCAAATGGTGAGAAACCAAATGGTGAGAAACTGAATGGTGAGAAACCAAATGGTGAGAACGAGAACACACCGAATGGTGAGAACGAGAACACGCCGAATGGTGAGAAACCAAATGGTGAGAACGAGAACACACCGAATGGTGAGAACGAGAACACGCCGAATGGTGAGAACGAGAACACGCTAAACGGAGTAAAAGAAAATGTTGTAGTAACAGATCCCGAGTTTGCTGACGTTCCAGAAGAACCGTTAGCATTATCTGCACGAACATTATATGTTTGAGCAGTTCCCTGTTCTTGAGCAACGCTTACAGATGTAGATGTTGTATTTCCACTCTTACTATCTGATGATGTCCAGTAATAATTTGTAATAGCCTTACCACCGTTTGCTGGCGCTGACCATGATACGCTATCTGTTCCTGCTGAAGGAGAAGATGCGGAAGGTGCAGAAGGTGTGGCTGGTACAGTTGTTACGGTAACAGATGAAGATGGTGAAGAATCAGCAGATGAGCCGTATTGGTTGTTTGCCTTTACGGTAATCGTTGTTGATACACCAGAGCCAAAGCCAGTTATAGTTAATGGAGAAGATGCCCCAGTTACTGTATGTGTTGTATTATGTACGCTACAGAATCCTGATGCTGTATAAGATGTTGCTGGAGTTGATCCGTCTGATGCTGCTGTAAATGTTACAGTTACTGCACCGTTATTATATGGACGGTTTGTTCCAACATCTGTGGCAGTTACGCCAGTTGGTACTCCTGGAACTGTTCCTTCACGACGTGTTTTAGAACGTCCACCTCTACCCTTACCACCTTTACCTCTTATTGGCATATCTATCTTCTCCTTTTAACTTAATTTAATTATGCTACGATATCGCCTGTCAAATACCAGGTATCTGTATCTCTTTTAACAAGAGATCCACCTGAGTATTGTGTACGAAGTTTCTTTCCTGGTGTTGCATAAATTGTAACTCCAGAACCTTCTGCGATTGTTACTTGTCCCGCACCTAATTGGAAAATATCAATATATGTTCCGATTGGGAAGGCTACTGAAGAATTTGGTGGAACTGTTACTGTTGTTCCTGAACCAGAATTTACTGTAACCATATTTGTTGAATCTGTTAATGCAAGAGTATAACTTGCTGTTTGAGCATTAAATGTGTAATATGTTGCACTATCAAGATCTGACTGTTCTAACTTCAAAGCAAGGCTGTTTGTAACAGTTGTTGAGAAGTTTGCGTCATCTCCAAGCGCAGCAGCCAACTCATTAAGAGTGTCTAGTGCTCCTGGTGCTGAATCAACAAGTGCTGTAACTGCTGAATCAACATATGCTGTTGTGGCAACTTTAGTGCTATTATCTCCAGCAGTTGCTGTTGGAGCAGTTGGTGTTCCAGTTAATGCTGGGGACTCAAGAGGAGCCTTTGCAGCAAGATCTGTTGTAAGATTTGTAATTGATGACTGAGAAAGAGTTCCATTGATCTTTGCATCTGTTACAGAAGAATCAAGTGGTGTTCTTTCGTCAGACAAACGAGCATCATTTGTAAGAACAAGGTCTGCTGTATCTGCAATACCATGTACGTTTGTTGTATCTAAATTGTGGTTATCTAAAGCAGTGCTTGCTGTTGCTTCTGCTGCAGTCTGTGCTGCGTTTGCTTTAGTTGTAGCGTCTGACGATGCTGTTGCTTCTGCTGCAGCCTGTGCTGCGTTTGCTTTGTCTTGTGCGCCACTTGTTGTTTCTAGTTGTGTTGTATCTGCTATACCATGTACATTTGATGTCGTGTCATTATGTGCAGTTACTGAAGTAGAAACATCATCTGAAGTTGCTAATAGGCCTGTGTTTGCTATACCATGTACATTTTCAGTTAACTCATTATGTGTAGTTATGGAAGTAGATATTGAAGTGCCTACGTAGGTTTGTGTTGCAAGATCTGTCGTATCGTCAATACCATGAACGTTTGTTGTTAAATCATTATGTGTGCTTACCGCATTACTTGATGTAGTATCAACATATCCTTGTGTGGCAAGTTCTGATGTATCTGCAATTCCATGAACATCTGTAGTATCTTGTCTATGAGCCGTAATATTAGTGTCTATTTGTGATGTTATTTGTGCTGTAAGACTTGTTTCTAAATCAGTTATTGCTGTCGCCAATTCATTTAATGTGTTTAATGCTTCTGGTGCATTATCAATAAGTGCGCCTAATTGGCTAATGGGAACATGCCCGTTACCATTTAGTGTTGCCACACCATTAGCAATTCCTTTTTGTGCATTTAAAACAAAATCTGTTGTATCAAAATCTTGTGAGTCTGTAAAGTAGGAGAGAGCAGACCATTCAGAGGTACCATTACCAATCTTAAATTTACCAGTGTCGGTCTCAAATCCGATTTCTCCTGCTGCTAAAATTGGATCTGCATCTGTCCATTGTGCTGCAGTCCCTCTGCGCTGTTGCATTCTTGTTGCCATATTTTTATTCTCTCCTTATGGTATTTCTACCAGTTTTTCGATCTAATTATAACATCAATTTTTAGTTGAAGTTATCTGTTGCTACCCCGCCATCATAAGTATTTTCCCATGATGAGGTTGTTGCAGTACCGCCATCTACTGGCGTTCCTTGTGGGTCATTAAAACTACCTCCACTTATGAAGGTAGAAACTATTAGTCCATTTCCATCAATTGAAGTATCATGAATGTGATCCCGTAATGTTAGGGTGTCATCAATTGACGCTATGGTAAGCCATGAGCCACCATAATATACATTAACTCTTTCTGTCAATGTATCAAACCATAAATCTCCATTTTCTGGTGATTCGGGAGCGGTAGATCCAACAACCATACCGCTTGCTAGTGAATCCACATAGGCCTTAGTAGCAGCATGCGTGTCAAGTGTAGGTTCTCCTACAACTACAGATCCTCCGAAACTACCGCCATTAGTGACGACTAGCCCATTTTTGACCTTGAAATCTTTATCTACTGTTGCCAAGATCTACCACTCCCTCTTTTATTTATTTTGTTATGCTAAAAGTGTACCTACAACAGTAACTGTTGAGTTATTGTTGACGGTTGCTACACGAAGACGGACATCTCCAGCAGAAACATCTGCAGAAATTGTCATAGCAGACCCATTTGTGCCTACCATTGCGTATTCTGTGATAGCAATATTATCTGATGTATCAAGAGTCAAAAGAACTTCTGCTACATCTGTGTGTGTTCCATAAGCAGTCTTAACCAAGAACTTTGCAGTTCTGTAGTCTGCTGCTGCCCATGAGAATCCTGTAACTGTTGAGGCAGTTGGGACAGAAACTGTTGCTGCTACCTGCTTTGCAAGTGAGTCAATTTCTACTGCTTCAAAGTTTGGAACTACTGCTTCAAGAGCAGATACTGCACGAGCATCTGTGAAGTAAAGGTTTGTTGAGCCTTCAACAAGATCATCTGTATCAGAGTCTGCAACACCATTTTCTGCGGTAATTGTAAGACCATTTCCGTCACCAGTGATCTGAATGTTTGTTAATGTAGCACCTGTAAGTAGTGATGCTGCATCACCTTGAGCACGAGCAGTTGTGTAATACTGGTTTGTACCCTCAGCAACATCTGTTGTTGTTAGGTTATCAATACGAGTATTTGTTGCTCCATCAAGACCATCAGCATATGATTCTGCTGC